TCAGCCGAAGGCAATTCTATGGTTTTTTCAGGCGCTGCATGTATCATGGAGACGTCGGCAAACGCGTAACGGGTACGTTGTTTACCTTCTGTGATTACAAAGTATTTATCATGAAACTCTACGTCTGGTGCAGTGTGGAGTGACAAAATTGATAAAAATCTTGATAAATCGTAAATACATGCTTCAGACGGAAATTGATCTGGGATTGTCGCAGATGCAATCAATGTTTTTTCAGGCGTAATAGTACGAAGTGTATTACCTTGCTTCATTAGGATTGATTTGTTGATAGTAGAGAAACTCTTAAGAATAGTAAGAGTGCGTTCAGAAAATTTCATTATATAGCTCCTAGGTTAATCATCATTTGTTAATTTTACTACGTTTTTTGGATTTTGTCAATGGTTTTTTGTAATTCTTTGCATTACTTGTTTTGTTGGCCGTTGGCGATGCGCCGAGTGACCCAAGCGCTGACATATTACCATTAAACATATATGATCCTACGTGAGTCATTCTCATCCATGGACACATCCAAACTCGCTTTTGTATTTCTCTTGCCTTTTGACAAAAGAAGTAATCTTCAGACAAATAGCGTCTTGTCTTTGGGTCAATGATACAATCAAAGAATGCAGTGATATTACGTTCACCATCAAAGTTTTCAGTTCTTGCGTGGTCTGGCTTATATGACAATTCAGGGTATGCAGCTCGATAATCTTCAAATACTTTACGAGGGATTAACATAAATCCTGTACCTGCTTCACCAACTTCAAGCGGTTCATCCATTTTAAAACTAGTAACTCCACCTACTGGATTGAATACAAAGTCGCCGGTAAATTCATTAAGATTAAAAGGATTTTCATCGCCTTTACCTGCCTTTGCCGCCATTTGAACTTTTTCCCATGCAATAGTCTTTTTAGGATAAGGTCCAGTCAAAATATCATACTTATCAGGATCTGAGTGATATATTGCCATAAGTGAAATAACATCTCTTGGATTGAAACCAATGTCTGAATCAATAAACATTAAATGCGTTGAGTCCGAGCGTAGGAATTCATCAACAATATAGTTACGAGCTCTCTGTACCAAACTTTCATTAAAAAGATAATAAAACTTAATTGGAATTTTGTTGGCAGTGCAAAGCATAGCAAGATCGTTACAAGCCTTTGTGAATAAGCCTGCGCATTGTCCGCCATACATTGGTGTTCCAACGAAGATTTTATATTGTTGTAAGTCTTCAATAGTTACGTTTAAATTCATGTTGTCACCTGTTCTAAATCTTCCTCAGCCCTACGAATTGCTTGCATACGTAATACATCAGCTAAAATATCCCACGAGCTGTCGTGAGCTTTAAACATCTGTTCCCAACGTTGTTCGTCAGCAAATGGGATAAACCCGTTCTTTTGCTTGAAATCAAACTTTGCATCAATATAAGTACGTGTATCGCGGACTGCCCAATACTTTAAGTACTCTTCCATATGTAATAGTTTATCTTGTGATTGAAATAACCGACCAAGAATAATCGGATCAAACGTATTTGACCTAGACCACCATTTGCTAATCTTTGGCGAGTCAATTAAAAAGTCATGAAATTGCTTAGTGAAATCTGCCACTGTCAAATCAGTTGGAAGTGGTTTGATATTCCTACGAACTTCAGGTCCTAAGGATTCCCACCATGCAACTGTGCTTTTGTCAATTTCCCATCCGTAGTTTTTAACTTGATCCACCACGGATAGTTTAAATCGTTTCGTTTTTGAAATATCTGCGAGGGTATATGGATCAGCTGAAACCATCTTGTCCCAACTGAATACCATTACAGAACAATCAATCACTGCACATTTCTGAGCATCTTTACCGAATGTTTCAAAATCTATAATAAAGTCGTGTTTCAAGCCATGAACTCCTCAAGTGTTGCTTGGTTGTTTTTACCGCCTGGATCAGACCACATGCGTTCGTTGTGGTTGTCCTGACGATGGTAATTAGTATCTGACATTGTTAACTCGCCACGAATAAACTTGCCAATTTCAGTATGAATATCTCTTGATGTTGGCACAGGAACGTTTTGTGCAATGTGGTTCATTTTAGGTAATCCACCAACAAGCTCAAAGTCATGCGGGAAACCCATAAGATATAAAGCTTCACGGATAGTTAAAGAACGGTCAAACTTTGGATGAATTGTGTCTGCAAGGTTACGGCCGATAACTGCGTTCATACATTCTCCAAAGACGTGAGTTGAACTGTCCCAAATACCTTTGCCCATTGCAAACTTTTTAACAGCATGGTCTGATACTTTGATACCACGTTCGTTGCCAGTGTCATGCATCCATTTATTGCAGGCAGGTAATTTGCCACTTTTATTAATATAGTTGAATGCTGTAATCTGTCCGCTTTCCATAATCACCTTACGAGGATCTTCGTTTGTTATTGACTTGATGTATTGATAATAAGGTTCTTCATCAAGTTTCTTGTTACACAAAATATCCATTTGTTGAACATCGTCTGTTAAGTCACTAAGGTATTCGTGAAACTTTTTACGAGGTCGTTTATACCAATTCATAATAGGAGCAACTTCTGAGTTCCAACCAATGGCAAAACAACGATCTCTAGCTTGTGGGATACCATGATACTTTGTAGATGTTTTATATAGAGTTAAACTATACCCTGCTTTTGAGCAAATGTCAAACAAATTATCAGCTACTTCTTTACCTTTTTTAGTAAACAAAGCCGGAGCATTTTCAACAACAATAGCTTTGGCTGAAAATCGGTTAATGCCTTCTTTAAAAACTTCGTACATCCATTCGTTCTTTTCGCATTTTGCGCCTTTGGCTGCTTCAGTCTTACCAGTGTTAAGCTGTGACAATGCTGCACAAGGTGGTGTACCTGAAATAACACTGATATGTCGACTTGAACTTTCAGGAATCATTTTATATTGTACATCACGTCCTTTGACGTTTTGCTGATAGTTAACATAATGACTATCATTTCCTTCAAAGTCCGCGTATGAATAGATAGCTTCAGGTGGTTTTCCAAAAGCTTTTTCTGCTCCTAGCATTTGTCCACCGATTAGTGGAATAATTGGGGCCCATGTAATTTCGCTCATTTTATATCCTCTATGCAAAAAAGTCTTCAAGTGTCGCAGCTTTTGTCTTTGTAAACTGCGCTGTATCAGGTCTTGTATAATTTGGGTCTGCGGCTTTCATAATGTTATCATTAATGAAGCTACCGTCATAGTATTCAGGTTTAAGAATTGCTTTACGCAGTCCTTTTAAAACCGTTTCATATTCTGTTGGGTTGTCAATTAGTCGTTGCATATTCGTATAAAATTCTTCAGGCGTTTTTGGCCGTAGGAAATCAGGAATAGGCAAATGACCTTGGTCGTCATAAGTTGGGTGAAGAAACGGAATAACGCCAGCATGGATCATTTCAATATACTTTGACGTTGTCCAACCTTCTTTAATCGGAATAATAAATGTAAACTTAACATCCTGTAGTTTATCTTGGATTTCATTAATATGTAATGATCCTTTAAACCTTTCATCAGTTTCAGTTCGTTTGTCAAGCCATTTACCATATATGTCAACATTATCAAATTTATCAAGTACCCAACTTTTAAGCAATCCATAACGAGACGGTTTACCTTCATTGAGTACAACCATAAAGTCTGTCTTACGATCTGTATTGATTTCTTCAGTGTATTCGTAATCGCCACAGAACGCAGTTTCCATTCCTGCGTATTCAGAATGAACAACCCGTACTAATCTTTCTTGGTTTTCATAATCAGTAATAGAAAATGTTTCATAATCATAATCGTATTGTCCAAGAGAACGGAAAGGCATATGAAATACATCACGCGGTTGTTTGATAACATATCGTGGATCGTTAACAATTTCTATCCATCGTGGCTTACTTTCGTTTAGCCATTTAGTAATAGGAGTTGTATACCACTTAGTCATATCAAGAGTCGCGGCTGGTTTTCCATCTTGTTGGCTTTCACGTACTTTCCAAATTTTCTCTGGGATTGTAACATTACTAATTTGTCCAATCATCATAACAGAAAAGTCAAGCTCAATGTCTTTAAAATAATTAATAATGTGATTGTAATATGTTTCGGACATTGCCAAAGGAACGCCGTGCCAACAATCAATTACATTATCATATGGGAACAAATCCAGGCGTTCAGTATCAGACAATGCGCCAAAGTCAGAACGACCAATTAGGTAAAACGTTTTTTCTGGATTGTTGTTTGCCATTGCGCGTATAGTGCAAGACGCTTCGTTGTCTCCACCAATTGGAGAGTACTTGTTAGTTTTAAATTTAATAGATTTACCGATCTTTGCGAAACCAATGTTTTTCATAATCACTTCCATTCCATCATCTTAACGAACTCTTCAGGAGTCATCGCTTTATCATCAATGTAATAAACACCGTATGGTTTACCCCATACAATTTCATCGTAAGGTACTTCGTACTTATCTAACCAATCTGTGGTTATTTGTCCGACGTCTTCAATGATTTTATTTATGTCACCGCCATGAGTCAACATTCTTCGCGCTGTGTGAAGAACGATGCGATATCCGTTTTGTTTTGCTTTTTGTAAACTTGCAATCATTGGACGGTTAGGATTTGCCATTCCGTATTTAACTTCAGATTCAGATCTGCCGTGTAACGGAGTGCAAATTGTGTCATCAATATCAACTACTAAGGTTTGCGTATTCATTAACATAATCTCTCATTCTTTGTTGGCGTTCTTCACAGTCGTAATGCAATGGCAAACAGGTTGCAATTAATAAAGCGCCGCCATCAATAATATCATCATATGCATCAGGATAATATTTATGAACCAATCGGCCAAAGCTTTCACATACCGTCTGGGGGTATTTATGCCCGGTAACTAGTTCATTATATCCATGGAAAAGATCGTGTGACAATTTACACATGTCATACATCCAATCTCCGCCGCAACCAATATGATCTCCATAAGAGCCGCGTGGATCTAATAATGTAATGCTATCGTTATATGGATTATAAAGAATATTACCG